ACAAAAAATTGATATTAATAACAAAATAATTAATATGAAAAAAGGCGGCGAAGCTTCTTTCCCAGATTTAACAGGCGACGGCAAAGTTACTCAAGCTGATATCTTAAAAGGTAGAGGCGTATATGCAGAGGGTGGCGAAACTATAGATGATGAGCTTGCTGGTATGCAGATGAGCGAAGAAGATGCTATGGCTGAAATACAAAGCATTGCCCCACAAACTAAAATGATAGAACAGCTAGTAATGGCTGTTATGCAAATGGTGCAACAAGGCATTAGCGAACAAGAAATTATTAATTTTTTAAAAGAACAAGGTCTTGATGACGAAGACATAGAAGATTTATTTACAATGGTCATGCAACAAATGCAACAAGGCCAACAAGACCCGATAGCTAGTGAGCTACAGGAGATGAGCTAATGATGCAAAATATGTATTACAATCCAGGACCGCCGCAACAAATGCAGCAACAACAAGGTATGCCGCAACAACAGATGAATGTAGGCAATAATATGCCTCAAATGCAGCAACAAGGTAGCAATGCAGCTTTGCAGGTAATTACTCAAGGCCCTGGCGGTCGAATGTTTACAGACAGTTCTATGCAAACTCCATATAATCCACCTGGCAATAATATGCCGCAGATGCCACTACAAAATCGCGGTATAACTTCTATACAGCAACCACCTTCTCAGCGTAGACCAATGCCAGCGCCAATGCCTATACAACCACCTCAAGTTGGCGGTCCTGTTCAACCACCTTCTCTCCCTGGTATGAGGCCTATGCCCATACAACCACCTCAAAGACCTGTATTTGGTAGACCACCCCCTTTATTTAGACCTAGACCTCCTATGTTTGGTGGTGGCTTTATGCCACAACCTCCTATGTTTGGTGGTGGCTTTGGCGGCGGTTTCGGCAGACCTCCTATGTTTGGAGGCGGTGGATTCGGCGGCAACTTTGGTGGCGGCGGTGGATTCGGTAGACCCCCAATGTTCGGCGGTGGCGGTTTTGGTGGAGGTTTTGGAAGACCACCTATGTTCGGCGGCGGTGGCGGTTTTATTAGACCACCTATGTATGGCGGAGGCTTCGGAGGAGGCTTCGGCGGTGGCGGTATGTATGGCGGCAGATTCGGCGGTGGTATGGGTGGAAATCCATTCGGCGGCAGATTCGGCGGTGGACGTGGCAGATTTGGTGGCAATCCATTTCAAGGTGGCGGCTTAGGCGGTATGTTCCCAGGAATGGGCGGCGGTAATTTCCGTGGCGGAAGACCTCAACCATTTAGACATCCATTGGATCAATCAATATCCCTAACAAATAAAAAATAACGGAGAAGATCCGAGGCTAAGATAAATGGCAGAACTACCTAACGTAGAATCTATAGCAGACATAAACTCAAGGCTGCTTAACAACACGCAACCCACTCAAGCACCTCCAGAATTTATGATAGAGATTGGGGAGTATGGTGGAGTAATGCCAAGAAACTATTTGCAAGAAGCTCAACAAATGGCTGCTGATACTAGTGGCATCATGGGAATGGCACTTCCTTACAATAAAATGCCTTTAAAAAAATTAAAAGAACTATACGAAAAGTTAAGAATAGATTTCAATAGACAAATAAAACTTACTAAAAATATTGATCCTAACGAAAGAGCTGCTGCGCAACAAGCAGTTAAAAGAATAAAAGACGAAGCAGTTAAGGTAAAAGAAGCAATTAACAAAAAACAATGAACTTCTCAAAGTTAACCGAGACAGAACTCAAAGAAGCTCTGATGCTCAAAGAAAAGCTTGACGGCTTTGAAACTCAAGCTAGATGTCAAGATGATTTTTTGTTCTACGTAGAACACATGTGGCCAGAATTTATATGTGGTCGTCATCACAAAATATTTGCAGAAAAACTTAACAAGGTAGCAACAGGCGAGATTAAACGTTTAATTGTTAACATGCCACCTCGTCATACTAAGTCAGAATTTGCATCTACCTTTTTCCCATCTTTTATTATGGGCAAGAAGCCTAAGATGAAGATTATGCAAACAACTCATACAGGGGAACTTGCCGTACGATTTGGTCGTAAGGTTAGAAACTTAATGGATCAAAAAGAATACAAAGAAGTATTCCCTGAAGTTAAGCTTCAAGCTGACAACAAATCAGCAGGACGTTGGGAAACCAATAAAGGCGGCGAATACTTCGCTGCTGGTGTTGGTGGTGCTGTAACTGGTAGGGGTGCGGATTTACTTATTATCGATGACCCCCATTCAGAGCAAGACGCCCTTAGTCCTAATGCTCTGGAGTCTGCTTGGGAATGGTACACATCTGGACCTAGACAGCGTTTACAGCCTGGTGGAGCCATAGTATTAGTGATGACTAGGTGGAGTTCTATAGATCTGACTGCTAAATTACTAGATTCGCAAAAAGAAGCGCTTGCAGATCAATGGGAAATGATAGAGTTTCCTGCTATTTTTCCTGAAACTGACAACCCTTTGTGGCCTGAGTTCTGGCCTAAAGATGAATTATTAAAGGTTAAATCTTCTATTCCTGGAATTAAATGGAATGCTCAATGGATGCAGAACCCTACTGCTGAAGAAGGCGCCATTATTAAAAGAGACTGGTGGAAACGCTGGAAACACAAAAGCATACCTCCTGTTAAATATATTATGCAATCCTACGATACCGCATTTTCTAAAAATCAAACTGCTGACTTTTCTGCTATATCTACATGGGGAGTATTTAAACCATCAGAAGATTCTCCTGACTGTTTAATATTGCTTGATTGTCAAAAAGGTCGTTGGGATTTTCCTGAGTTAAAAGAAATAGCTATGCGTGAATATAGTTACTGGGAATGCGATATGGTTTTAATTGAAGCCAAAGCATCTGGTACTCCGCTTACCCAAGAGTTGCGGCGAATGGGCATTCCTGTAGTTAATTATTCACCAACTAGAGGTCATGATAAACACTCTAGAATGCACTCAGTTGCGCCTATTTTTGAATCAGGAATGGTATATGCACCTAATAAAACCTTTGCAGAAGATATGATAGAAGAATGTGCATCATTTCCATTTGGTGCTAATGATGATTTATGCGATACTATGACTCAAGCCCTAATGCGTTTTCGTGAAGGCGGTTTTGTTTCTTTAGCCAACGATTACGAAGATCAGGAAAGGCAAAAACCTCTTAGGGCGTATTATTGATGAGATTATAAAATGGCAATAGAAAAACAATTTCCAGAAGAAGTAATAGATACAACAAAAACTCAAGACAATGTTGATACTCAAATTATTGATGTATTAGAAGCTATGAGTGAAGGTGAAGAGAATGTGCAGATGCAAGAAGACGGTTCTGCAATACTAGGCCCAGAAGAGTCTGTAATGCCAGAAGTAGGCTTTGCAGAAAACTTAGCTGAAGTTATATCTAAACAGGAGTTATCTACAATATATATTGAATTAGTAGGAGCTATTGAAAGCGATAAATCATCTAGAGAGGATTGGGAAAATACTTATACCGATGGCCTTAAATACTTAGGTATGAAGTTTGATGACAATAGATCTGAACCTTTTGCTGGGGCTAGTGGTGTTATTCATCCATTGTTAGGCGAATCTGTTACTCAGTTCCAAGCGCAAGCATATAAAGAATTATTACCAGCAGGCGGTCCAGTCAAAACACAAGTTATAGGTGCTTATGATGGTTTAGTTGAAGAACAAGCACAAAGAGTTAAAGAATTTATGAATTATCAAATTCTTCACGTTATGGAAGAATATGATGAAGAGCTAGATCAAATGTTATTTTATTTACCACTTGCAGGCTCTGCATTTAAAAAAGTCTACTATGATGAAACTCTAGGTAGACCTGTATCAAAGTTTGTAGCTCCAGAAGATTTAATTGTACCTTACTATACAACTGACTTAGAGACCTGTTCGCGAATTACTCATGTCGTTAAGATGCCAGAAAATGATGTAAGAAAGCTACAAGCTATTGGTTTTTACAGAAATGTAAATGTAGAGTCTGGAGATAATGTGGACATAACTTCAGACATACAATCAGAAAAAGAAAAATTAGAAGGTATGGAGCCTAGTTATGACGATGGTGAAGTATCTGTTCTTTATGAAGTTCATTGTAATTTAGATTTAGAAGGCTTTGAAGATATGGGCCAAGACGGCGAACCTAGTGGAGTTAAGTTACCTTACATAGTAACAATAGACTCTAATAGTGAAAACATATTAGCTATCAGAAGAAATTTCAAAGAAGAAGATCCAATGAAGAAAAAGACTGAATACTTTGTGCATTTTAAATTCTTGCCAGGTTTAGGTTTTTATGGTTTTGGACTAACACACATGATAGGAGGCCTATCTAAAGCTTCTACATCTATTATGCGTCAATTAATTGATGCTGGTACTTTAGCTAATTTACCCGCTGGTTTTAAAACTAGAGGTATTAGAATTAGAGATGAAGACGAGCCAATCCAACCAGGTGAATTTAGAGATGTAGATGCACCAGCAGGATCACTTAGAGATGCAATACAACCATTACCATTTAAAGAACCTAGTGGCACTTTGTTGAGTTTATTAGGACTATTAGTGCAATCTGGTCAAAAGTTTGCTTCTATAGCAGATACTAATGTTGGTGAAGGTAACTCACAAGCCCCAGTTGGTACTACTTTGGCTTTGATGGAAAAATCAAGCAAAGTATTATCAGCTATACATAAAAGACTACATAATGGCCAAAAGAAAGAATTTAGATTACTTGCTACTATATTTAAAGATAGTTTACCTCCTGTTTATCCTTACAATGTTTCAGGCGGCAACATGCAAGTTAAACAACAAGACTTTGATGATAGAGTTGATATATTTCCAGTAAGTAACCCTGACATATTTTCTACTAGCCAACGTATTGTAATGGCGCAAGAAATGATGCAACTGGTGCAATCTAATCCAGAAATACATGGACCTGGTGGAACTCACGAAGCCTATAAAAGAATGTATGCTGCTTTAGGTGCAGACAATATAGATCAATTATTAATGCCGCCACCTGATACAACTCCTAAGCCTATTGAGTCTGGTATGGAAAATAGTAGTTTAATGATGGGTGGGCCAGCGCAAGCCTTTCCAGAACAAGACCATGATGCTCATATAGCAACTCATGTATCTTTACTAAACATGAGTCCTGTGCAAATGAATGCTCAGATTCAAGGTAATATACATTCACACATTATGCAGCATTTACAATTAAAAGCAGATGCACTTGCACAACAACAAATGCCACCTGAAGCTATGCAACAGTATCAACAGATGCAACAACAAGCTCAACAAATGCCGCCGCAAGAGGCTGCTCCTTTAATGCAGCAGGCTCAAGCTATGTTAGCGCAATTTAGTTCTCCGATTATGTCTGAACTTATGCAGCAATTTTCTCAACAAGTATCAGCACCACCGCAAGAAGATCCACTTGTCACTATTAGAAAACAAGAACTTGCCTTAAAAGGCCAAGAGCTATCACAAGATCAACAACAGTTTGAATCTAAAGAAAGATTGCGTATGGAAGAAAAGTTACGTCAAGATAAAATTGATGTAGAAAGAATCCAAGCACAAAAAGATA